TCGAGGGATACGGCCCGGCAGTGGCAGCTGACACGGGCGGGGCGATCCAGGGGCAAAAAATAGACCTGTACATGGACAGTGAGCATGAGTGCCTCCAATGGGGGAGGCGGAAAGTTGAAGTACAAATAAGGAGGTAAGTATGACTATTAAAATTAACAAGCTCGAAATCGAGAACGTAAAGCGCGTCAAGGCTGTAAAAATCGAACCGACAGCCAACGGCCTGACCATCGTGGGCGGCAAAAACAACCAGGGTAAGACGTCTGTGCTAGATAGTATAGCCTGGGCACTGGGGGGCAATAGCTTTAAGCCATCGGAGGCCACCCGGGAGGGGTCCGTAATTCCACCTAACATCCACCTGGTTATGAGTAATGGTCTGGTGGTCGAACGCAAGGGGAAAAATAGCGATCTCAAAGTTATTGACCCCAGTGGACAAAAAGGCGGCCAGCAGTTACTCAATGAATTTGTTGAGCAACTGGCTCTGGACCTACCGAAATTCATGAACTCCAACAATAAAGAAAAAGCCAACACCTTACTACAGATCATCGGCGTGGGTGACAAGCTTTACGAGCTAGAGCAGAAGGAAAAAGAAGTCTACAACAGACGGCATACCATCGGCCAAATAGCCGACCAAAAAGCAAAGTTTGCCAAGGAACAACCCTACTATCCTGATGCACCGAAGGAGCCGATCAGCGCATCTGACCTGATTAAACAGCAGCAGGATATCCTTGCCCGCAACGGGGAGAACCAGCGAAAACGCGAGAATCTGCGCAGTCTTGAAATACAAGCTGTAGAAGTACAAAAACAAATCGACGACCTTAAAGCTAAGCTTTTTGACCTGGGTAAAAAACAGCAGGCTATAGAATCCGACCTTGAAATAGCTCGTAAATCAGCCCTAGACCTGCATGACGAATCTACCGAGGAACTGGAACGTAATATTGCTAACATCGAAGAAATCAACGTCCGGGTCCGGGCTAACCTTGATAAAGATAAAGCCGAAACAGATGCTCAGGACTATACCGACCAGTACAACACCCTAACTGTTGAGCTTGAAAAAGTTCGCCAGGCTAAAATTGACCTGCTTAAGGGTGCGGACCTTCCCCTACCGGGGCTGTCTGTTGTCGAGGGTGAGCTGACCTACCAGGGGCACAAGTGGGACAACATGTCAGGCAGTGACCAACTAAAAGTCAGCGTGGCCATTGTTCGGAAGCTGAACCCAAAATGCGGCTTTGTCCTCCTGGATAAATTAGAGCAGATGGACATGGATACCCTGGCCGAGTTCGGTGCCTGGCTCGAGCAGGAAGGGCTGCAGGCTATTGCTACACGGGTCAGTACGGGGCCAGAATGTTCGATTCTGATTCAAGATGGGTATGTAGTTGGTGCTGAACAGCCAGCACAAGAAACCCCGAAATGGAAAGCAGGTGAGTTTTAGTGCAGATTACCCGAGGAAAGATTGAAAGTGCTCAAAAGGTCGTAATTTATGGTCCGGAAGGCATAGGAAAATCATACTTTGCCAGCCGGTTCCCGAACCCGGTATTTATCGATACAGAGGGCAGTACGAAACATATGGACGTAGCCAGGTTACCTAATCCCTCCAGCTGGACCATGTTGCTGCAGGAGATTAATTACGTCAGGGCTAACCCCAATATCTGCGACACCCTGATAGTTGATACGGCAGACTGGGCCGAGCGGTTGTGCATAGAAGAAATATGTGCAAAGTCTCAAAAAACAGGCATTGAGGACTTCGGCTATGGCAAAGGTTATGTCTACCTTGCTGAAGAGTTTGGCCGGCTGCTAAATGCTCTTACTGAGCTTATTGACCTAGGAATAAATGTGGTCATGGTTGCCCATGCCCAGATGCGTAAGTTCGAGCAGCCGGACGAGATGGGCGCCTATGACCGGTGGGAAATGAAGCTGCAGAGGAAAACTGCTCCAATAGTGAAGGAATGGGCAGACATGGTCCTATTTTTTAATTACAAAACCTATGTAGTTAATGTAGATGGACAAGGCACAGATAAAGGTATAAATAAAGCCCGAGGTGGGAGACGGGTTATATATACTACGCATCATCCCTGCTGGGATGCAAAGAACCGGCACGATCTCTTAGATGAACTGGATGAACTGCATTACAGCGAAATAGCGCACTGTATACCATCCCGGGGTGGAGCTGCAGCCTCACAAGAAAAACCACAACAGCAAGCTCCGCCAGAGCCACCAAAAACAGAGCCACCTAAACAGGAGACTATACCTGAAAAGGCTGACTGGTCAGACGTAACTAAACAGCCAGAGCTGAACCTGCCCAGGGCACTACTGGACCTGATGAAAACCAATAGCGTAACAGTCCAGGAAATACAGCGGGCAGTAGCCAGCAAAGGATATTATCCCATTGATACTCCAGTTGAAAACTACGATCCAGGCTTCATCGAGGGAGTATTGGTAGGGGCCTGGGGACAGGTATTCCAGATGATAGAGGACAGTCGGAACGAAGTACCATTTTAATAATAAGGAGGAATTATAACTCATGAGTAATTTTGACGATTTAGGAACAAAAATAACCAGAACTGAGGGAGAATTGGGCTGGAATGACGTTATAGAAAATGATAGCCCAGAGTTTGTCATACTGCCGGACGGTGACTATGACTTTGAGGTTATCGATTTTGAACGTGGCCGGCATAACGGTTCTGAAAAGCTGCCTCCCTGTCCCAAGGCTATAGTCCATATCCGCATCGAGGGCAAGGAAGGTGTATCTACTATTAAGCATCAGTTGTTTCTGCATACGATAACTGAGGGTATGCTATGTGCATTTTTTGCGGGCATCGGCCAGCGGCAAAAGGGTGAAAAAATGAAGATGAACTGGAACGCAGTCGTAGGATCTAAGGGCCGGTGTAAGGTAGGCACCCGTAAATGGACCAATGATGAAGGCAAAGAAATGGTATTTAACGAGATTAAGAAGTTTTACGAGCCGGAAGCTAAAGGCTTTACTCCGGGGAAGTTTTAGCCTATGCAGTTACGACCATATCAAGCAGAAGCAAAAACAGCTATACAGGCTGAGTGGGCAAAGGGCAATAATAAGACCCTGGCAGTTATGCCTACCGGTACCGGTAAGACAATAGTGTTTAGTAAGCTATCCGAGGACTGCGTGCGTGATGGTGAGCGGGTTTTAATACTCGCTCACCGGGGCGAGCTCTTAGACCAGGCAGCCGACAAGTTAAGCCAGGCCACCGGCCTGGGCTGCGCGGTTGAGAAAGCAGAGAATACCTGCCTGGGCAGCTGGTACCGGGTAGTAGTGGGCAGCGTCCAGTCCCTGATGCGGGAGAGTCGTCTGGCCCGGTTCCCGGTAGACTTTTTCAATACCATTATCGTGGATGAGGCTCATCATTGCATTAGTGACAGCTACCAGCGAGTGTTGGGACACTTTGACCAGGCTAAAGTGCTAGGCGTAACGGCTACACCTGACCGGGGGGATATGAGGAACTTAGGGCAGTATTTTGAAAGCCTGGCGTATGAATACACCCTGCCCAGGGCTATCAAAGAAGGGTACCTGTGCAAAATTAAGGCCCAGACTATCCCGTTAAAGCTGGACCTTACCGGGGTAGGCCAACAGGCCGGAGATTTCAAAACTAGTGACCTGGGGTCGGCTCTGGACCCGTACCTGCACCAGATAGCCGACGAAATGACCAAGTATTGCTTTGACCGTAAGACAGTAGTATTCCTGCCGCTTATTAAGACCAGTCAGAAATTCCGGGACATCCTGGAGCAAAAAGGCTTCCGGGCCGCCGAGGTCAACGGAGAGAGCGGGGATCGGGCCGAGGTACTAGCAGACTTCGAGGCGGGTAAATATGATGTGCTCTGTAACTCCATGCTGCTGACGGAGGGCTGGGACTGTCCCAGCGTTGACTGCATCGTCGTGCTAAGACCGACCAAAATACGTAGCCTCTATTGCCAGATGGTTGGCAGGGGTACCCGCCTATTTGACGGCAAGGACCACCTGCTTTTACTGGATTTTCTTTGGCATACCGAGCGGCATGAACTCTGCCACCCTGCACACCTGATTTGTGAGTCTCCGGAAGTGGCTGAGATCATGACCAAAAACATAGAAGAATCCGGGGAGCCGGTCGACATTGAGGAGGCCGAGGCTCAAGCTGCCAGTGATGCAGTGGCAGCCAGAGAGGAAGCCCTAGCCAAACAGCTCCAGGAAATGCGGCACCGCAAGCGCAAGTTAGTAGACCCGCTGCAGTTTGAAATGTCAATCCAGGCTGAGGACCTGGCTGGATATATCCCGGCTTTTGGATGGGAATGTGGGCCGCCCTCCGATAAGCAGGTTAAAACACTTGAAAAGCTGGGTATATTCCCCGACCAAATAGAGTCTGCAGGTAAAGCAGCTAAGCTATTAGACCGACTAGCTATGAGACGGATGGAAGGGCTTACAACTCCCAAACAAATTAGGTTCTTAGAGCAAAAGGGATTCCAGCACGTGGGTACATGGCAGTTTGAAACGGCTAAGAAACTGATAGATAGGATCGCGGGCAATGGTTGGCGGGTGC